CAATCAGTAGCAGACGTGCGTTCCTATCGGGCGCGATCACCTATGCTTCTGCCGGTAGGCGATCTCACTCGGAAGGGTGAGCGGTTCAGCCCGCTTCGCGTCAGCGAATGCTGGTCTATGTGTAGTGTGATCTATAATGGGGGCCTAGCCGCCCGGCCTTCGCCCCGAACGCGAAGCGCAACGGGCCGGGCGACTTGGCCCTATGCTTTTGTGTGGGTGTGTTGTGTATGCGTGTGCGAGCTTGCGAGCCTACACGCCTATAACTTCGCGTGTGCGCGCCCTTAATCCTTCTCTTAGGAGCGTTAGCGACCTCTTCAGCCCCAAACACTTGCGCGTTAGCGCTCACTTAAAAAGGGGGCTGACCAACTGAGCGTAGCGAAGGCGGGAACCATAAACCGTGGAATAACCTAGGCCCCTATCTAATGAAATGAGGCCCAAAAGAGCCTCTGACATACCAGCCGGTATGAGAAACATTGCTTGCGGGTTCAAGGGCTTCCAGTCTTATCCCCGCTTTCCCTCTTGACACGAAAACGAATCACCCCCCTATGTACCCCCCTCGCCAGCGAGTTGCTTTACTTGTTTGTGCTTCGTTACCTTGTGTTGCTTCTTCTTACAGGTATCGGTACAAGAGGCCATGAATGAAATCACCCCCACACAAGAACGGTCCGTGGACGTCTCTGAGAGGCCGCTGACAGATAGAGCCAAGCGGTTCGTGGAACACATTGTCTCAACAGGATGTAGCGGTGCTGAAGCCGCTGTGGCCGTGGGCTACGCAGAAGGCAGTAGCCGCACACAAGCGTACAGACTTCTGAACGATCAGCGTGTGTTAGACGCTATGCATCAGGCGACCAAGCGTAAGCTGGCTGTGAGTGGGGTGAGAGCGGCGGAGAAGATGTTAGCCTTAAGTATCGGTGCAAGAAGCGAACGAGTACAGATGGAAGCGTCGAAGGACTTATTGGACCGTGGTGGGTACGGTATAAGTAACGAGACGAGTCTCACAGGCATATCCATAAGTATAGATTTGAGCGAGTGAGTGAAGGCCGTTTGGAACGAGGCACGAAGTTCTTCTGTCGGCTGGCATTGAAGGGGGTAGGGGGGAAAACTGCGGCGTCCGTTAGAGAGATACCTCCCCCCTCACAGTATTTTCCCCAAAGTACGCCGGTACCAACAAGGGCCGGAAGCGAAGCGACAGAGAACGCAGTGAACTGCAGTTAACGATCCTTTTCAACTGAACGAAGTGAAGGCTTTGCTGAGAAGTCCGTCGAGGTTATGGACTTGGAGCGCAGCGACAGGGAGCGAAGCGACTTGCCATTGGAGAGCAGGAAGCTGTAGGGTTCCGGCAGATCAATAAGGGAATGGGGATTGTCATGGCTGAAGAGAATTTGCGTAAGAAGAAGGGGAGGGCACCGGTTAGCATTAAGGTTCAGCCATCGCCTGTAGCCAATGCACAGCCTTCCCCGCATCCTCCGCGTGGTCAGGCTTCCCCTGTTGTTACGGTTCAGGCCCGGTCTCCGGTTGGTACGGTAAGGGGCATGGACGACAGCCCTTTGAAAACCAAGCAAACCGGCAAGGGGTCTGGCAAGAGCATTCCGTATGGCGGTGTTGGTGTTAGGTTTTCCCCTGCCACGAGCCAAGGCATTAAGCCTGTCGGCACTCCTGAGCCCGCTCGGAGGATGTACGATGCGGCCAGTGCTGCGGCCGAGGCCCGTGACAATGCGAAGCCTGTCTCCCCGTCGATGGCGGGCAATGCTGTTTCCCGTGCCAAGGTGGACGCGGCGCGTAACTCAAGCAATGCTGTCCGTGCGCGGACCCCGGCTGGTGGCGAAATGATTCCCCCGCCGCCGCCTCCGAGTATCCCCGGTGTTGTTTCTACGGCTCCGCCGCCTCTTGCCGGTCCTGACGTGTCTTTAACACCTGATCGCCAGCCCGCCGCTGTGTCGGTGACGGTGCCGCCGTTGCAGGTTACTGAGGTTGACCGCGGGCCGTTCCGGCCACTGCCCCCTGCGAAGGTGGTTCCTGTGACAAGCAGCAAAGCGTATGAACGCCCCGGTGCGGTCGCGACTCCGACGCCTGAAATGGTTACCCCACAAACATCGGGCAATGCGTTCTTCTCTACTAGCAATGATGGTCCCTTCGATCGCCTTCATCGTTCTGTTGATAAGGCTTTGTTTGGTGGGACTGGTGGGAAGAAAGCCACGTACAAGTATGATGGTGGCGACAACCGATCTGATAAAGATTGAGTGACCTCGACTACAAGCCAAGTGGGCCGACGCTTCGAGCCTTTATGAAGGATGATAACTTCGTAAGGATCGTGCGCGGCCCTATTGGTTCGGGCAAGACGGCTTCCTGCTGCGTGGAGATTATGCGGCGGGCGCTTGCTCAGGAGCCTGACAAGAAAGGTATCCGCCGATCCCGGTGGGCCGTCATTCGGAACACGGGGCCAGAGCTAAAGACGACAACGATCAAGACTTGGTTGGACTGGTTCCCTGAGAACACTTGGGGCCGGTTCATGTGGTCGCCCCCTTACACCCATCACATCAAGCGTGGACGGCTTGACCTTGAGGTTATTTTTTTGGCGCTTGACCGGCCCGAAGATGTGAAGAAGCTGCTCAGTCTTGAACTGACCGGCGGCTATATTAATGAAGCGCGTGAGGTTCCGAAGGCGATCTTTGATGGCCTCACCTCCCGTGTGCGCCGGTTCCCTTCCATGCGTGAGGGTGGCCCAACGTGGAGCGGCGTGATCGCTGATACGAACTCTATGTCGGACGATCACTGGATGGCGATCATGGCCGGGTGGGCACCGCCGCCAAATGGTATGACCAAGCGTGAGCGGGATGCGTTGGTCCTCCCGAAGAGTTGGTCCTTCTATGTGCAGCCGCCTGCAATGATAGCGCGGCGCGACGATGAGGATCGTGTCATTGGCATGGAGATAAACCCCGAAGCCGAGAACTTGATGAACCTGCATGACTCTTATTATCCTGATCTTGCCGCTGGCAAGACCGCGGATTGGATGGACGTTTATGTGTTCAATAAGATTGGCCGCGTGGTGGAAGGCCGTCCTGTCTACCGCGACTTCGATCGCTCTACGCATGTTGCGTCGGAGCCGCTTGCGCCTTTCCCTGGCGTGGATATCCTTGTGGGTGTGGACTTTGGACTTACTCCTGCTGCTGTATTCGGCCAGAAGATTGGCCGTCGCTGGATTGTATTCCGTGAGCTTGTGGCTTCCGACATGGGCACGGTGGCCTTTGCCGAGGAACTAAAGGCGGTGATGGCGGAGTACCCGGATTTTCGCTTCCGTGTGACGGGCGATCCTTCGGGAGACTTCCGGGCGCAGACGGACGAGAAGACACCGTTTATGATTCTGAAATCGGCAGGCATCCCTGCCCAACCTGCCAATAGCAATGACCCGGTGCTTCGCATTGATGCGGTGCATGGTCCGTTGCAGCGGCTGGTCGATGGCAATCCCGGTCTGCTGATTGATCCAAGCTGTGTTACAATCATTGTAGGCTTTGAGGGTGGCTACCAGTATAAGCGTATTCGTGTGACGGGAGAGCGCTATGAGGACAGCCCGAACAAGAATCAATACAGCCATCCGCACGACGCTCTGCAATATCTCATGCTTGCTGGCGGAGAGGGCAAGGCAATTACGACGGGAGCAACGGTGACACCGCCCTTTATTGCCAAGCGAAACTTTTCGCCGTATGAACATCGCAAGGCTAACATCCGACGCCACACAATATCAGGGCGAATATAATGTGCTTCGCACCCAAGGTTCCGAAGGAAGACCCGGCAGCTAAAGCTGCGCGTGACGCTGAACGCGAGCGCCTTGAGGGTGAGAAGACCAAAAACAAAGAGCAGGCGCTGTCCAATGCAAAGCGCATTGGCGCGGGTATTGGAACACGATCTTTGATCTCTAGTGCCAAGGGGTCCGGATTCGGGCGTAACTACTTTGGCTGAAGTGTATGCAATCTCCGAAGCTGGCTCTGGCGCTGATCCTATTGTCGCCCGGTCTAAGCGCGCCTTTGCGTCAAAGGAACGATGGAACTCTCTGTTTGACGAGTGCTTCGATTATACCATGCCCGGTCGTACCGGCATGTTTGACGATAGCCCCGGACAGAAACGCACTGCCGAGATATTTGACGAGACTGCTGTGTCTGGTGTGCAGGAGTTCGCGTCCCGCATTCAGTCTGGCTTAACACCCGGCCATGTGCGTTGGGCAATGTTCGCTCCCGGCAATGCCGTGCCTGCCGAGCTAAAGCAACAGATGCTTGAGCCGCTTGAGCAAATGACCGGCCTCGTCTTTGACATTCTTCAGAACACCAATATCTCTGCCGAGCTTCACGAATGCTATTTAGACCTGGCTGTCGGCACCGGCGTCCTTCGTGTGGACAACGGCGACTCGCTTGAGCTTGTCCGATTCCGATCAATCCCGATGCCGAACGTGGCGTTGGATGAAGGGCCGGACGGTAAGATCGACGGTGTGTTTGTCCGTCACTGGGTTGAGCCAACCAAAATTAGCGTTGCCTTTCCTGGCGCGTCGAACCTTGACGAGAAGGAAGGCGGCGGTCCTGGCAAGAAGGTTTGCCTGATCGAGTCCTGCCACCGCGTGTGGGAGCGTTCGAACGAATACGTTTATAAGCACTGCGTCTATTCTGAGAAGACGGGCAAGAAGGTTTTCGAGACAGAGCTTGTCGGCATTGGCTCGTCACCTTTCGTTGTATTCCGGTGGGCGAAAGCTGCGGGCGAAACGTGGGGCCGCGGGCCTATCGTCAATTCCCTTTCCAGTATCAAGACGGTCAACCTGATAAGCCAATTCGTTCTTGAAAACGCTGACCTTGCCGTAAGCGGTATGTATCAAGTCGATGATGATGGAACCGTTAATCCGGATACGATCCGCATTGCACCGGGCGCTGTGATCCCTGTAGCTCCAAACACACGAGGTATTCAGCCGATCAATAGTGCATCACGCTTTGATGTGGCGGGCTTGGTGCTTGATGAAATCCGCGATTCAATTCGCCGGGGGCTTTTCAACGAGCGCCTTGGCTCTCCCGATCAGTCTCCCAAGACTGCGACAGAGATCGCCGAACGCATGGCTGATCTAAGCCGTCGCTTGTCTGGAACCTACTCGCGCCTTCAGAACGAACTTGTTGTCCCGCTAATGCAGCGCGTGGTTTATATCCTGCGGATGCGTGGCCTTATTGATGCGCCGCCCGTCAACGGGTTGGACATTCGTGTGGTCGCCAGCGCCCCGCTTAGTCAAGCGCAGCGGTTCCAAGACGTTGAGAACTTTGCACGATTCATGCAGATGCTTGGCGGATTGTTTGGTGGGCAGATTGCTAACCTGATGGTCGATCAAGAGAAGTCGAGTACCTACTTAGCCGAGAACCTAGCAGTACCCGCGACCCTGTTGCGAAGCCCTGAAGAACGAGCGCAGCTTGTTCAACAGCTTGCACAGGCCGCTGGTCAACAGGCCGGAGACCCGAATGAGCAAATCCCCCAAGAAGCTGGCCCGCCCATCGGTTGACGGACATATCCGTACAGCCGACGCCGACGCCAAGATCAACGCCCACATAGCCGCCGCTCTATCCACGGGAGGCGGTAAAGAAATGCTCGCCTACTTGCGAAGCATTACGCAGTACACGACATGCACTCCCCAACACACTGACGCCGAACTCCGCCACCTTGAAGGCATGCGGAGCCTTGTCGGCATAATCATGCAGAGAGTAGAGGACCACAATCATGCCCAACGAATCGCTAGTGCCAGCGCCGGAAGCAGAAACCCCGGAAGCGGATACACAGGAGCAGGCAGCGGAAACGACGAGTGAAGCCGCGACTACCTCTGATCCTGACCGTCCATCGTGGCTACCGGAAAAGTTCACAACCCCGGAAGCATTGGCTACCAGTTACGGCGAGTTGGAGCGCGCCTTCCACGGAAAGCGTGATGACATTGCCGCCGAGGTCCGAAAAGAAATTGCAGCGGAAATTCCTGAAGGCGTACCAGAAACGCCAGACGGATACGTAGTTCCTGAGACAATTGAAATTACGGACCCGGAGGCGTTCGCTGAAAGCGAGATCGCGACATGGTGGCGGGATACTTGTCACGCCGCAAAGCTGCCCCAAGAAGCATATGAGCAAGGGCTTGAAGCCTATGCGACTGCAATCATGGGCGCGCAGCCAGACCTTGCCGCCGAACGCGCTGCCCTTGGTGAGAATGCCGACGCTCGTATCTCTGCTGTCGGTGCGTGGATGGAAGCAAACGCTAAGGATGAATCTGAGTATGAGGCTCTGCAACGGCTGACGGAAACGGCCAGCGGTGTCGCCATGCTTGAGCGGTTGACCAGCGGGCAGGCCGCGTTGCCTTCCGATGGCGGTGGCGATCCAATCCCAACACAAGAAGAACTGACCGCAATGCAAAACGACGAGCGGTATTGGAAAGCCGGGAGCCGTGATCCAAACTTCATCAAGCAAGTGGACGAAGCCTATGCGCGTCGGTATGCGAACACTTGATCGTTCGGACATTGCCGAGGTTGTCCGACTTGGCCGGGAGTTACATGAAGAGTCCCGATACCGGGACATTCCTTTCAGTGAGGCCGCGGTTATCGCCAATCTGTCCGGGCTAATCGGGCAATCCAATTTCTATGGAAAGATCGTTGTGCTTGGGGAAAAGATCATCGGCTTGATGGCGGGGGCCACGACGCCGATGTATTTTTCTGAGAAGAAAGCGGCGAGCGATCTTCTGTTCTTTGTGCCCAAGGATTCGCGGGGATCAATGGCTGGGGTGCTGTTGATCCGCGACTTCACTCGCTGGGCCTTTGATGATCCAGATGTTGTTGAGGTTCAGCTTGGCGTGACGACCGGGATTGATGTTGATAAAACCGGCCAGCTTTTGCGAAAGCTAGGGTTTGTGTGTTCTGGTCATTTATACACAATGGGTGGTAACGCTTGACACGCGCATTTTAATTAGTCATTAACCTTTGAGGTCCATATCAAGACGGTGAGCCGTTCGCGGGAACTCGCGCCGGTCTGAGGTTGGGGAACCATTGTCCTAATCCAGATAACGGAGTCCGCTATGAGCGAGACAATTGACCAAGCCTTTATCACCCAGTTCGAGCAGGATGTGCATCTTGCATATCAGCGAATGGGTTCCAAGTTCCGTGGCACCGTCCGCACAAAGACTGTCGCTGCGAATACCGTGCGCTTTCAGAAGCTCGCCAAAGGCGTAGCCTCTACCAAAGGGCGTCACGCCAACATCACGCCGATGAACCTCGTCCACAGCTACGTTGAAGCCACGATGGCTGACTACTACGCTGGCGATTACATTGATGTGCTTGACGAGCTCAAGACTAACATTGATGAACGCATGGTCGTCGCATCCAGCGCAGCTTATGCAATGGGCCGCACGACTGACGACATCATCATCGCGGCAATGGAAACGACTTCAAACACCATTGCTCACGGCAGTACTGGGCTGACAAAAGCCAAGATGCTTCAACTGTTTGAAGATCTGAATAACGACGATGTGCCCGATGACGGCCAGCGTTGGATGGCGGTATCTCCCGCTGCATGGACTGACCTCCTGTCGGACAACTCGTTCGCCTCTGCTGACTTTATCGGCATGGACGAACTCCCGTTCAAAGGTGGCATGACAGCCAAGCGTTGGCTTGGCTTCAATATGTTCACGCACTCAGGTCTGACGGTAGACGGCAGTAGCATTCGGAATTGCCTGTGCTGGCATCCATCTGCAGTCGGCCACGGCATTAACGCCGATGTGTCTACGCGGATTGATTATGTCGCTGAGAAGGCTTCCAACTTCGTGAACAGCCAGCTTTCTATGGGCGCTGTTCTGATCGACGCTGGCGGTTGCCGCATTGTCGAAGTTGACGAGTCCTAATCACAAACACGGAGTAATCTGACATGGCACTTACTGCTGCAAACCTACGTCGTGTGGCTGGGGGTACAAACGGTATCTTCCACTACACATCCGCTGACGCACACGCGACTGTCGTTGCGTCTGGCTACTTTAACTCGGTGACGAACAACCTGAAGAACGGGGATGTTATCGAATGCTACGATACCAATCTCGATCTGCTGAATACGCTTGTTGTCACGTCTGCTGACTACGCGGCTACGGTTACGACTGTCGCTGCTTCGAGCTAACTGAAGCCGGGGATACCCGGACAATCGGTTCCGTGTTAGGAGGGGGTGGGCGCGAGCCTGCCCCTTTCTGCTTATGGAGAGTGATGTGATTACTAAGGTTGATGTTTGCTCTAGGGCTTTGGTGATGA